AGGGTCTACAATCACAGGATGTTTCAGGTCTCCACGGTTGTCGAATTGTATCCAGGCATATCATACACTCCCTGGGCATCCTCCTCTGCCGTCATCCCACAGATAAATCCGGTAGCCGGATCGTGGATCACTTGGGCGTTTTTCCAGACGATGGTGCCGGAGGCCCATCCGCGTGTGGCTCGGAGATCGTCGATGATGTTGCGTTTGCCTGGCTCTCTGGCGCCGAAGTAGGGATGGCCAATGACGGGACCCGTCATGGAGTGGCCCATTGTACAGGTCATGAGCCCGTTAATGATGAGGACACCGGGTCTTTCGGATCTGTAGGGGTCTACAAACTCACGGGAATCATCCCATTCAAGAACGAAGTTGTAGATCGCGTCGGTCTGAACACGGACGACGGGACCGACCGTAGCCGGATGGACCCATGACCCGCCGTGGTGAACGGGATGCCAGAGCGTGAAGCCGCCGGATTCGTGTAGAGGCGCATGGCCTATCGGTCGGAGATTGACGTTTTCAAGGCGAACAATGTCCGCATAGGGAACCAGTGTCTTGATCACTTTGGCAATCACGTAGCCGGCGGCATCGATGTCACCGGGTCGGATCTGGTCGCAGCGCTTCTCGGTTCCGTCGGCCATCTTCACGCGACTGGCGCCGAGAAAGCAGGGGCCGATCGGAGAATTGACCGTCATCATGGAAGACAGTCGGGGAGCGGTGGAGGGGGGAGTGTTGTATCCATAGACGCCACTGCTTTGGATGGGGTCGCAGGAGGCCGTAGGAGGAGGGAGACTGTTGAAGATCTCATCGCCTCGATCGATCAGAGTGCGGGTGAAACCACGGGCGGGCCCATAGATCTTGGATCCTTCGTCTTTGAAGTTGATGGGCCACTGCTGTTTGTGACCGCTGAGAACACTCGGTGCGTAGTGGCGACCCCAGCGCTTGAAGGCCGAAGGAGAGGCGAAGGCTTTGCCCAGCTGTCCTTTGTTCGGATCGGCATCTTTGAGATCTATCAGAAGAGAGGCCACACGGGGATCGGTTGACGCATGCGACTGACAGAATGTGACCAATGAATCCAAGAAGCCTTCGTTCGTAGACGCGGGATCGCGTTCGGCCGCGTGGAGAGAGGACGTGAGTTTATCGATCAAGTAGTGGCGGGCTCTATGGAAGCCGGCGGCGTCTGCGTCAATGGATCCTATGTGCGTGGGAGAGGCGGTGTGGCTGGGATCATTGTCAGAGAGGACGGTGACCTCACGGAAGGATTCGGAGGTTTCAATTAGGATATCGCGGCTCTGGCCGCCTTGGATATAACCTACGGGAATGGTGATCGCCAGATCCGGAATGCTGATGCGGACGCCGCGATACAGACAGGACATCAGATTCGCCATCAGATGAATGAAGACAGTGCCGATCATGCTGCCATCGGGCACGTAGTTGACAGTTCCTTTACCGATCTCTGCTAGGCTGCGAAGAAGGGGCATGTCCAGTGCGGTGCCGAAGCCGTAGCCGACTGTGTGGAGAGTGACTTTGAGATCGCGGCGATCACTGAGCCAATTGCGGAAGGTGTCCACGATTCCCTTGGGAGGAACATATTCGGGCGTGGGTTCGCCGTCTGTTTGGAAGATGATGACGATGTTTTTGTTGGCGTGTTCGGGACGACTGGCGATGCTGTAGGCCTTGTGGAGTCCGGCCCAGATATTTGTTCCACCGCTGGATCTCAGCTTAGTCAGACAGTCTCTGGCTTTGGTGCGTCCTGCGGTATTCATGGGGGTGGGATCCAGAAGGACGTCGGCATTGTCGCTGAATTTGATGATCGCAAGTTCATCGTCGCTACGGAGGAGTTCGATCTGTGTGGCAATCGAATGTTTGACCAAGTCCGCGCGGCTGAAGATGGCGGCGTCGCTCTCTTTCTGAGTGGTATCCACGGAGGAGGAATCCATGGAACCGCTGGTGTCCAGACAGTCAATGAAGAGCGTGCGCATTGTGGCGTCGGGGGCTTCGTCAACGTTGAGAGAGATGAGGATCTCGTTGGAGCCTTTGATTCGGTTCATGGTGACTTGGATGGGAGGGGGAGGGGGCGGGGGAGGAGAGGCATCCGAAGTCACGGATGAGGTCGGAGCAGGGGTGAGTGAAGAGGTGAAAGATGTTGCTTTGACGACGTAATCAATGAGGGCCTTGAGCGCAAAGTTGGAGGGGGCGTTCGGTGTGAAGTTGGAGGGCCAAGCGGCTCTACAGACAGGACACTTCCAGAGTCCATGTGTGGATCGGTACTCATCTATATTCACCAGTGTAGAGCGATCGAACGTGTGACCACAGGGAGCGCTCACAGGATCGGTCATTACGGATTGTGTTACGGGGCAGATAAATTCGGGATTCATATCGTGGATCTTTTCCTTAATATGATGTACGGGGGTCTGTTTATGGCTAGGCAAGGTCAAGTTTTACAGCGGGGTCAAAAGTATTTCGTTACGTTTTACTTCGGCCTTAGTGCCACGAGCCACGAACATCTCGGATCTAGGCCCAAGAAGAACCCGTATTCGGTCGCGCGATCCAAGGTCGCTTTCGTGAAACGGGCAGTCACACGATTGTAATCCTCCGCGTAGAACGCATTCATACTTTCGGCATGGGCTACTACCTGTTCGGCTGTGAGATCCGACCGTTCATGAATTTTGTAGAGTTTGATCGCCTCTTCCAAGATTTCCGTACTAAGAAAGGGACGATTTGTACTTGGTCGGATGAGAGCAATCATGGTGCCTCCTGTGCGTTCAGTTACGAAATTTCGCTTCAGGGCTGCGACGAACTCGTGGAGTCGTTCGGTAGAGGATCCTTTGTAGACCATCGGCTTCGCATGATTGATTTTTTGAAATATCTTGATCGCAGCATCGTGTTTCGTATCGGGATAACGCCGCACCAGAACCTCGAAATCATCCGCTCCAGGATTTCTGTCAAAGTATCGACGAAGAACCTCCTGCCGATGTTGTCCATCAATGACACGATTCTGGATTTTGTTCTCTTCATCGGTATAGCTGATCACACTAAAGGGACCTTGGAGTTCTTGAGCTGTTGCGATCGATCCTTCTAGATCGGCAACATGCGATTCATCTAGGATGCGATTGGCTTCCCAAACAGGAAATCGCTGGACAAACCCCTTGGCCGATAATTTGTATAGCTTACTGCCATCGCCGAATGTGAAGAGAGGAACCGGTGCTGACATTGGATTACATTCTATTCTTGAACCAAAATAATGCGTCATATTTTGCGTCTCTTTTAGGAAGAACACAGAACACATTCGCCGGATTCTTTTGGCTCTGATGGTTTTTCTTCCTGTTTTGCTTCTACAGTGAACTTGATCGCCTGAACCGCGGATTTGGTGCGGAGATAGTAGATGCCCGTTTTGAGCCCTTTGCGCCAACTGTAGAAATGCATACTGGAGAGTTTCGCGATGGTCGGCTCCGCTACGAACAGGTTGAGGCTCTGCGACTGACAGATGAATGCGCCGCGGCTGGCCGCCATATCGATGAGCGTTTTCTGTTTGATTTCCCAAACTGTCTTGTACCTCTGTTTGATCTCGGCCGGAATCTCCGTGATGGCTTGAATTGATCCATTAGCCGCGATGATCCGATCTTTCAGATCCGTGGACCAGAGATTCAGGGCCATGAGATCGGCGACCAAGTGGCGGTTGATCACGGTGAATTCACCGGCCAGAGTGCGACGGGCATATATATTGGTCGTGAAGGGTTCGATGGCTTCGTTGTATCCCAGAATCTGACTGGTGGAGGCTGTGGGCATGGGGGCCAAGAGCAGGGAGTTGCGGATGCCCGTGGCTTGGATCTTGGCTCTCAGGGAAACCCAGTCCAGAGTCGCGGCTGTCTTGTAAGCGGCTTCTGAGAGAGACCAGAGATCCGGCTGTAAGATCCCTTTGGAGGCGGGAGAACCGGCGAAGGTTTCATAGTGGCCTTCCGTGATTGCTAGGTCCGCGGAAGTATTGGCAGCCGCGTAATAAATGTGTTCGAAGATCTCCTGGTTCAAAGCGGCGGCCTCTTCGGTTTCCCAGGGGAGTCCCATGAGAGCGAACACATCCGCTAAGCCCTGAACGCCGATGCCGATGGGACGGTGTCTCATGTTGGAGAGTTTGGTTTCAGAGGTCGGATAATAGTTGATGTCAATGACGCGATTCAGGTTGCGAACAATGACGGCCGTGACCTCACGGAGCTTGGTGAAGTTGAAGGACTTGTCTGGGTTGAGAAAGTATGGGAGCGCGATCGATGCCAGATTACAGACGGCCGTCTCTTCGGGGCTTGAATACTCAATGATTTCCGAACAGTTTCCCGTGAGAATTCCGTTGAAGACACCGGTGTGATTGATCGGTTCGTTGAAACAGTAGGTGTCCGCGATGCGCCCGTTGTCCTCTACACGGAGAACACGTTGTTGAACAATATCGCCGTTTTCCGTGATCCATGTGCGGAGCTGTTGACCGGCTTTGAGTTCGGAGGCTGGTACACGGATCGCATCGGTCAGATGTTCGTTGCCTGGAAGGAGGAATTTGTGATAAGAGGTACAGTCCAGATGTTGGGTTTGCTTTCTTGTTGGACCCTTCGGAGAATAGATGGTTTGTTCTACGACGATTCGGATTAATTCTTGTCCGGTGGCGGTTTGAAGGACACGGACTTTGGAGAATTCGGTGCCATTCCAGATGAGAACATCGCGGCCCGCCAATGTATGAATCTGAGTAGTGTGGGGAGTGCCACGTTCGTCGTAGACTGTGAGTAGGGTTTCGGGTGCCACACAGAGGTTGGATGATTTGATGGTGCCCAGATTCTTCTGATTGCTCTTTGCGTTGGCGGCGTCCTTGTACAGAAGGTAGGGCGTGCCCGTCTCGATCTGACTGACAAGAATCTCGGACCAGAGTTTCTGTGCGGGAATTGTCTTCTTTGCGCGGCCTTCGGCTTCGTACTTTGTATACAAGGCTTCAAACTCAGCGCCGACGACATCGGCTAATCCAGGGGCCTCATGGGGGCAGAACAGGGACCAATCCGCATTGGACTCCACGCGCTTCATGAAGAGATCGGGCACCCAGAGCGCATAGAAGAGATCGCGGGCTCTCTCCTCTTCGGAACCCGTGTTCGACTTCATCTTGATGAACGCCTGGATGTCCGCGTGCCAGGGCTCCAGATAAATGGCGAAGGAACCGTTGCGTCTGCCGCCTTGATTCACATATCGGGCTGTGTTATTAAAGACGCGGAGCATGGGCATGAGACCATCAGAAGTACCATTAGTACCTGAAATGGAAGTTCCTTCGGCGCGAATATTATGAACATGGAGTCCGATACCGCCCGCGTATTTGGAGATCTGCGCGCAATCCTTAAGGGTATCAAATATGAGAGAGAGGTCGTCCCCCTTCATTGCGACCAAGAAGCACGATGATAGCTGGGGTCGCGGTGTTCCCGAATTGAAGAGGGTCGGTGTCGCATGGGTGAACGCCTTGGTGGACATCAGGTCGTAGGTCTCCTTGATTTTGGCAAGAGGGTCAGGGAAACAATAGTGGATACCGACGGCAACGCGCAACCACATGTACTGGGGTGTCTCCGCAATCTTCTTGTTGGAGCCCTTCATGAGATAACCGCGCTCCAGGGTCTTGAAGCCGAAGTAGTCCAAGAGGAAATCATTGGCGGGATTGATCATGGCATCCAAGGCTGCGGCGTTCTCACGGATAAAGACGATCACATCGGCGGCCAAGGCAGGAGCGGGATTGCCGCGTTTGTCAGTGACTGCTGCTAGGATCTCCATGGCCGCAGAGAAGGTGGGAGGGGCCGAACGCTGACAGTTGCTCAGGATGATTCGTGAGGCCAGGGATGCCCAGTCCGGATGGGTGGTCATAAAGGAGATGGACAGGCGGGCAGCCAGCTCATCGAGTTCCGTTGTATGGACTCCATCATGGATTTCGGCGAGAACCAGCTGGGCCAGCCTGGTGTAATTCACGGAAAGACCCGTGGCCGCTTTTCGGATTCGTTCAAGTACCTTATCGAACATGACGGGTTCCTTGGAACCGTCGCGCTTCATAACATACATTTCTTGATTTGTTTCTGTCATACTGATCATCGTAAGGTTCAGCGGGTTTTAGACTGACGGTCTGTCAATTTTGTTGATATACAGTAGTGATTTTATGTCTGGAGATCCCGTTGTAAATTCTATCGTCGTAAATGGGCAATTGGCTACGTACAACCCTAGCGATTATTCATATTCTTATGTGCTGCCCTCCTATCAAGAGTCTGTATCCATTTTTATAGATTCTACAGCGTCAACAGTAGGTCTCTATTATGGTTCTCAAACCTTTGTTGTGGCATCATCGACGTTGACTGCGCCGAACGTCTTGTTAATCGAAGGAGTGAATACGTTATATATTCTCCTTAATGACTATGTGGATAAATATTCGATCCGCATCAATAATCCGGTACAGACTACAACCACCACAACAACCACAACAACTACAACCACAACTACAATACCCCCTACAACCACCACAACAACGTTATTGGATCCCGTTGTAACTTCTATCATCGTAAATGGACAATCGACTACGTACAATCCTAGCGATTATTCATATTCTGTTACGTTGCCCTCTTATGAAGCGTCTGTATCCATTAGCATAGTCTCTACAGGGTCAAACGTAGGTCTCTATTATGGTTCTCAATCCTTTGTTGTGGGATCATCGACGTTGACTGCGCCGAACGTCTTATTAATCGAAGGAGTGAATACGTTATATATTCTCCTTAATGACTATGTGGATAAATATTCGATCCTCATCAATAATCCGGTACAAGCTACAACCACCACAACGTTATTGGATCCCGTTGTAACTTCTGTCACAGTAAATGGGCAATCGACTACATACAATCCTAGCGATTATTCATATTCTGTTACGCTGCCCTCTTATGAAGCATCTGTATCCATTACCATAGTCTCTACAGGGTCAAAAGTAGGTCTCTATTACGGTTCTCAATCTTTTGTTGCGGTATCATCGACGTTGACTGCGCCGAACGTCTTATTAATCGAAGGAGTGAATACGTTATATATTCTCCTTAATGACTATGTGGATAAATATTCGATCCGCATCAATAATCCGGTACAGCCTACAACAACCACAACGACAACCACAATTCCACCATCACAGTTCCCTGTCACTGTAATTCCAGATCTATCTCAAATGGGCGATGTTCGCGTTATCTGGAATCGAGTCTCATCGGCATTCAAATACACCGTTGCGCTTTATTCGAACCCATCCGCATCTGTTACCACTGTATCCCATGCCGTTTTGATCCGAAATCTGACACCTGGTTCATCCTACGTATTCAGAGTGATCGCTAAACATATTGACGGTTCCACAGTGTCGGTGGGATACTCAGATTCCTTTACGGTTCCGAATCTGCCGTCGGCCCTGGTGAATTTCGCGGTGACCGCGGGTGTCAGATCCGCCGTCGTAGCATGGAGGGGTCCCGCGAATGGAGGGATTCCTTTGACGGAATATGTCCTGAACGTTCGCGGTGGTGGGCTGCTTCTGATTGTTTCTCCACCCGTTTCTTTGACATCAGGAGCGGTGGTCACAACAACAGTCACGGGACTCAGAAGTGGAATTCATTATACTGTGTCAGGATATGCCGTGAATGCGCTCGGTGCGGGCCCCGTGTCCGCTTCTATCACTGTTCTAGTTCAGTAAATTATCGGTTCCATCGGTAGAGGATATGCGTTGGCTCATTGTTGTGGCGCTCGTGTTGATCGTGATCGCGGCGGCTTATGTGCTCCAGATGCGGGGATCCGACTACGGCTTTCCTGATCGTGAGGGATTCTTTGGGTCGAAGATCGATGAAGAGGAGGATCCACTTCAGGCGGAGGGGTCGGTGGAGGAAGCGTCGTTTTATCAGGGCTTGCCACTGTCCGATTTCTTGGAGCCCAAGACGGGGGTGACAACCTTGGGGGCGGCGGACTGTGCGGCAGCGGATTCGGCCCGTCAGATGGAGCTCGGTGGTCAGTACGTTCAGAGGACGAACAACTATCAACGCGAATACCCGGATCACTGCTCCTCGTTGTTGTCGGACTTTGTGGGGGGCTTTTACAAGCCGAAATACGGGGGAGTTGGGCTTGTAGTGCCTTGTGATGGTTTGTGTTAACAAACCAACGGGCGACTGTTAAGGAGACGACGGGGTTTGTGTTAAGACAGGAGTGCGTTAGTTATCTACAACAAAAATCTTCGCCCCCTTTGAATCTCCGGGTAGCTCAATTGGTAGAGCGAGGGATTGTAGATCTCTTAACAATCTAAATGAACCTCCCTAGGTCACTGGTTCGATTCCGGTCTTGGAGACTCTTTTCTGTTTTTATTAAATACGGAAAAGAGTAGTGATGACGTGTAGGTTGAAGCCGTTTCCTTACAATAATAGAAGGACGCGAAGGAGTCCGTTTCGTTCTACAGCGGCCGCTAGGAAGACTGAGAAGGCTTATAAGGAAGGAAAACGCATCGGATTCACAGCGCGGAGTTCGTTGAAATCAATGGGTCGGATTCCACGATCGTCTGGATGTTATGAGTTGGGTGCTAAGTACCGACATATGGGTCTAAAGTAATATTGAGGCCGTAAAGTATAAGATGCGTTTTTTCTTGCTTTCTGCGCTTCTGTTTGCCGTGACCGCATTTGCGCCTTCTTACAATCACAGTATTGCTGCCATATACGAACAAAGACAGTATAATCATGTGAATGACCTGTACTATTTGGCTCCTCCTACCTCCACTTCTGGATCTGGTCCTTCTTCTGGTTCTTCTGGTTCCTCTGGATCTTCTTCTGGTTCTACTAGCACTGGTGGCTCCTCAAGCTCTGGCTCTTCTTCTGGCTCTTCTTCTGGTTCTAGCTCTACATCCGCTCCTCCTCCTTCCACCTCTAGCTCTTCTGGTTCCAACTCTTCCTCTACATCCGCTCCTCCTCCTTCCACCTCTAGTTCTTCTGGTTCCAACTCTACCTCTGGTTCTTCTGGATCTGCTTACATACGCAGACAGAGAATTCACCGTATAGCTACATAAACGATCATGAGTATATTTTTTGTAATTAACTTCAAAAAGAGGCTGATTACAAAAAGACTAGTCCCGATTCTTTACGAAGACCCCATCCAACCACCAATGTGTTCAATCTTATCAGGCTCTCCTGACATAGCGACCAACGGTGGCGACGTAATCTGTTGATCGCGCAAACTCCGAACTTCTGCCCAGAAGATTTGGGCGTTCGGCCAACCCGTGGAAGTCCACCATTCGCTATTACGGAGAACTGTACGGGGGAAAAAGCCCGTGAGCCACCAGATGGACGATTCTAGCACAGGGAGATCCGATGATGTCTTGAATGTGGCATCCTCCAAATCCTCCACCACAGTGGAATAATGATAGGACCAGGTGGTGGGATCCTCTAGATAGCCACGGACTTCGATTCGACCCTTCCAGGTCGCTTTGTTACACGCGTCTCTGTCACCGGCTGACATCGCCTCCTCATGACGCTGCGCATACTGTGCTTCCACGAAATCCACCACGTCCAAGTCACAGACCTCCATCTGAATCTGCATTTGGATGTAGTACTCCTGGGGGACGAAGGTGCCTGGAATGCGGGTCTTCGGCGACTTGATTTCCACCAGGCGACCGGCACGGGATCCCTTTGTTACAACTCCATCGGGACTCGCAGAGAGCCATTCGGTCTTCGGATGTGTGAAACGACCCAGGGTATCACAGACCGTGTCAACACCGGCGACTTCCAGCTCATAGATGCGACGGGTGATCGGTTCAAATCGATGGCCCCAGGTGGTGGCGTTCATGTCGCCGTCGGGCTGACAGATGCCGATGGGGGCCGTCATTCCAACACGGTCGCCCGTATCGTTGCTGATCTTCTGTCTCAGGAGGGCTCCACGGCGACCATCGAGGATCTGGGAGAATTCGGAGGCGGTGAGACGATTGCGGCGCTGGGCGTACCAGTCGGCGGTATGTTGAGCGGTTTGGGGCTTCGTGGTCATGGCCTTGATTGTGTTTGAAGGAAGAGGCTCGATCGCCTCCAGAATCAGATCGTGGTAGGCGCGGAACCAGTCGGCTGCGGCCTCCATGAGTTCGTCGCGTTCTTCTTCTGTGAATGCTTCTGCCAGGGGCTCGATCGCGGCTTCGACAGAGGCCCAGACATCGTCACTGATCTCTTCGGAATCGAACATGCCCCCATCGTAGAGTTCTGGCAGTGTTTCATCACACCAGGATGCGAGTTCTTCGGAGTTCATTACTATTCAATTGCGACGGTTTCGTTTAGACTTGATTGGTTTTGATGGGTTTGTTGGGTTTGATTGGTTTGATTGGTTTGATGGGTTTGTTGTGTTTGTTGGCTGGCTGTCTTCCGTTGCTTCTGAGTGGTTGCGCGGCTAACAACGGCTTCGATACGAAACGTACGGAGTCCGGAGGGTGCTGTGCGTTCGCGGAGTCCACGAATGCTGGTTACCGTCGCCGTGGGTCCATCGTATTCGACGGCAAGTTTGGTGTTTAGCTGGCGTAGTTCAAAGGCCTGAAGAACAGCGGTGAGCAGAGAGGCGCGTTCGGCGGGTGTCAAGGCGGCGGCGGGACTGGAAGGATTGTAGGTCTGAACGAACTTGCGGAGGCGATCCAGGCGGCTGCCACGGTCCAGCTTCTGCCATGTCTGTTGGAAGGTGTTGGTGGTCTCGGCGGCGAATAGAGCGTCCAGACTGTCCTCCGTGGCCTTCGCGACGTTGTCGCCCAGAAAGGGACCAACGGGAACATCGGGTGTGGGTGTGGGAATCAGACGGCGACGCTGTGTCTTATTTCTTTGCATCCTTGATCTTCTTTGGGCTCGGTATGTTTAGACTGGCGGCGGCATTCCATTCAGTGACATCAGTTGCGAACCGCTTGTCCGGTGTAGAGTCGACTAAGATGAAGATGTTGTTGACTCTGTGTATTTCGAGACCGGCTGTCATACCGGCGCCTTTGGAAATGGGTATTGCTGGTGCTGTTACTGTTTTGGGTTTCGGTGTCTTTGGAGGCATTCTTCTGGTATGGATGACAACCGGTTTAGGTTATAAGGAGGCGAAGATTTCATGTGCTACCAACAAGAGAATGCATGCGACGAAGTCGAATGGCGAACATGAAAAGCGGCTCCAGGGACGTGAAGCACAAACACGTGCGTGGGCTCCGCCGCTCCCCGATGTGACACTGCTTCAGCGTACGCCGTATGAAGGGGGAGAGACCGCGATGTTATCGGATGGTTTGTCCGCTAATTGGCTGCCCCGTCAACGCCTGGAATGGGAGACGCGTGACACGTTGAGCAATCGTATGTGGTCGAATCTGATGGAGGTCGGTCCTCTACAGGTGACTTCCGCAATGTTAGCAGCGCATCCCAGTCAAGGAGCTGAAACCATGCAGCCGGCGGCGGCACGAAAAGATATGCGTCCTTACAACGATCGTCAAAACGTGCCGTATTTTCCGGATTCGCCGGCTCGAGTTGTGGATGGAGCTCCTGTGGAACGGCCGCCGTTGCCACCCAAAAATCTGTTTCAGAATCCGTGGTCGGCGGGCTACAATATTGAGAGCGGGGATGTGGCCCATGAGCTTCGGGGCGTGGTCAAGGAGAACAATCGGCATCTGACCCAGGATGTGTCGGCGCGGATCGCGGGGCGCACGTTTGAACATCAGTGGATTCCAGAGTCTGCGACGCGCCAGATCGCGGAACGCAAAATCGATGCGTCAGAACTGTTGCGACCGTCGCAGGATGATTATCGGCAGACCTATTTATCGACACTGAGGTCACCGCCTTTGTAAGACTTGCGGCACCTTACCACAGGATCGCACCTTACAGCTCCTTACATTCGGTCCAACTCCTTTTGCCCATGAGCATGATTAGAAACTCATACTGTTCATCTGTAACCACTAGCTCTGAGATCGCCTTTTCTTTATCAGTTCCGAATTCAAACAGATAATCGCTGATGTGTTTCCAGCCCTTTGCCTTCGAGGTCACACTGAGTTTCAGTTCCAAAGGTACGCATTCGCTCTTCTTCAGAGTAAATGTGTGCTTTCCAGATTCTGTGATGATCTTCATCGTACGGGTTGTGTCAGCAGGGTGGTGACCGTTTCAAATTTATGCGGTCGCTCTTTATGACTGATTCACTTCATACCTCAATCAAAACTCACAGTGATCGGAACATCATGATGGTTGACCGCCTTCATCGCCGAATGGCTCATCTCCTTCCTCTTGCGGCGCCCCGTCGCCGTCTTCACCTCCGCCTCCTTGCTGTAATGTTCCCGGAAACTGACATTCATATCCCGTTCAATATCGGCCGCATTCGCCAGAATGTAGCGGATCACGCCCTTCTCAATGGCCCAGCGGAAGAAGTTGAGTTGGCCCACCGTAGTCTCTTCGATCGGTGCTTGGCCGCGGATCTGGAAGCTGATGCGTTCGCGACGACAGAAGGGATCAAAGAGGCGCTTGGAATACGCCTTGAGCTCACGCTTGTAATGGAAGTGGACCATGAACTGTTTGGTACCGGCCTCCTCTGTGAGAGGATAGCTCACGTTAAACTTCTTGGAATAGTTCGTGACGAACCAGTCTATGAGGCGGAGGCTCACAGCGGATTTGCTTGTCAGAATGGGGAGCACCTCTTCCAGCCGCCCCGGCTGGTTGTAGAAGTCCTGGAGCCAGCGGACGATGAAATCCTGTTTGCCTTGGACGCGGTTCTTGAGTGTTTGTCTCTGGGTTTGTTGGTTCTGTTGGTTTTGTTGTGTTGGTTGACCTTGGAGAGGGTCCATTCTGACACTGAATGGTTCCCATGGGTTTAGATGGGCGACAGAGGAATCGTGGGGGAATAGTAGAGGACATGGCTGATGGAAATGTAGCGGCTGCTATCGCAGCAAGTCTTAAAACGGCTGAACAACGCAATAAATTAAGTGAAGGAATGCGGGAAGCTGCGAAACAAGCACTCCTCACACCTACATCTAACGTCCAATCGCTAAATCCTGTGGCAGAAGACGGAAACTGTTTGTTTACAGCGATTGCGGATCAGTTATCCAACAATGATGATTTAAAGGAATATCCAGGCCTTCTTCGTCTTCTAGCGATGGATGAGATTCGTGATTCTTCAGGAGGATATGAGTTTGAAGGATTGGATAAAGAAGCGTATATTGCCAAATACAGAGAAGATTCTGAGTATGGTGGAGATAATGAGATAAATGCGCTGAGCAAGGTCTTAAATCGTCCCATTAAAGTGTTTAACTTCAAAGATGATGGAACTATTGGAATCATCGATACCACAAACAATCAAAGTGGTCGCGCGCCGATTAATCTGTTTTACTATGGTGAGGATTTTAAACATTACGACTCGGTGCGTATGAAGGGTATAACATATCCGTTGGCCGGTCCTTTGCCTGCGGATGCTGAAACGAAATCTCTTGCGGAAATGAAGGAGTTTTTTAGTAAGGAACCTTCCTCTTCTGTAATAAATGTACCGACCCCATCTTCTTTCGCATCCCCCGCAGCCGGTCGATCAGAAGAAGCAGTATTACCAGCCCTTGTTGCCTCTCACTTTCTATTATCCGCTGCCACAGCGAAGACCGCGGCTGAATCTTTGCCACCTGTATCTACACAAGCCCAACCAGAAGTCCCATCAGGCCAACCAGAAGTTCCATCAACTCAACCAGAAGTTCCATCAACTCAACCAGAAGTTCCATCAACTCAACCAGAAGTTTCGGCAACACAGACAGAAGTTCCAGCAGCCCAACCAGAAGTTTCGGCAACACAGACAGAAGTCCCATCAACCCAACCAGAAGTTCCAGCAGCCCAACTAAAACCTCCATCAGCACGGCCAGAAGTTTTAGAAACCCAACCTGAACCTTCAGCAACACGGCCAGCAGCAGCAGCACGAATACAACAAACTCAACAGACACAACTGCCTCTAACAACTCCTTCGCCTCCAAAGCCAAAATCATCTCTCTTGGGATTATTTAAACTCAATGTGAAGCCCACATGCCTTGGGTCTGAAGTGATCACATCCGATTGTACCGCAAAAACGCTGAGCGATCATCTGAATACTCTGACCGAAATGTCAGCCAATCATCTTATAAAGAGCGATGATCCAGATCTTCAGAATTATAACAAACTGATTAATTCAGTATCCACTGAACGCGACCCAACGGTGAAGGCCGCTTCACAGGAGATACTAAAACGCAAATACGGAGACCATCATGTTCAGGTGATCTATAATAACGATCGCGTGAAAGCCCTCGATGTAGTGAGTCCTTACAAAGCATATGCGTATCGTAATAATCCCGCTCTCAATTGGGCGAATCCTACCGGATTGACGGGTGAAGAAAAAGATCTGTATGACAAGAATATCAAAGTTATCAAAGCCCTGGCCAACCCTGAGATTGTTGCTGACAAGGATCTGTCGATTACGATCTTGGAAAGCCTCTGGTTTTGTGGTAAAAATCCGGATCTCGGCAATGATCCGCGCTGTTTTCCTGCCAAGGTGTTGGGAGAGTTTCGAGAATATCAGAATTTCAAGCGTCAGGTCGATCAGTTTACGCATGGAGTTGACACCTTCAAGGATGGCGGATGGCCTGAGTTGGCCAAGATAGTGGCCGATGTGAAGAATATAGTCGGTACGGAGTCGCTGGGATCGTTGGATATCGCGATCTTACCTATGATTTCTTCATCTGTGGCAACCAATGAAACCAATGAAACCAATGAAGCCAATGAAGCCAATGAAACCGTCAGAAAAGAAGAACGAAGACCCGTACCATCCAACATCAAACGTCTGATTCCCTCCACCAAACTTGGAGGAGGAGTTCCTGTATTACCAGGTCGCGGATTAGGGCATTTAGTGAATTTATCACAAATGGGAAAAATACCACTTAGATAGGAATGGCAACTCTAACAAATTTCTTTCGGAAAGCACCCGTACCTTCGCTGATTCAGTTGCTCGATTTCAATACGAACAAACATTCCGTAACACTGAAATCAACGGACTCCCCCTATTATGCCGTTCGCAGTCTGAACGAAAAGGCCACCGAAGCGAATCCTCTCGAAACACCGTTTGGCGATCCCTTCAAAGATGTTGTGGATACGCGATCCTATGCCAAATTGATTCTCGGAGAAGGAGTGGATCCACAGACGCGCAAGGAGGTTCTGGAGGAAATTGCGTATCTGAGACGCCTCCGTCTTGTCAAGGATGGAGAGGATCCGAACACCTATTATGTCAGTTCATTGGCCTCTTTTCTATATGGAGAACAAGGTCTGTTCGCCAGTAACAAGGGAGAACGCAGTCCTTCCCTGAAATCTCTTGTAACTCTTCTTGTTACCTATACACTCCCGGGCTATTATTGGCAGTCCTACTATGCGAAACCGTATCTTCCAACGACGATTTCTATCACTGGGAAACTACAGACCACGATGACCGAAATAGAATCGACGTGGAATGAACTCCGTGGCTTTTTTGACCGACCATTACAAGAAAATGCTTAATTTGATGTTGAAAGCAAAGTACTCCTTCATTTCGGCTCTGGTCTTCTTTATAGTCGCGAATCCCGAGACCTACAAGGTGACCCAGGCCGTATTCGGTTCCTTCTTTGAAGTGGCCCATCCCATGGGAGCGGCGACTCCCACCGGCCTTCTTCTCCACACGGTCGTCTTCTTCTTGGCTATGCTCGGCCTCATGATGATTCCTTCGCTTTGATTGGTTTTGATTGGTTTTGATTGGTTTTGATTGGTTTTGATTGGTTTTGATTGGTTTCAGTCTAGAGAGATCGGGGTCGAAGAGAGTGTAAGATGGCAAAAACGCTCCAACAATCCCTGGTGACAGAGAAAACCACAATTCCCAAGGCGCTGAGAGAGCAGGTGTGGGTCACGCATGCGGGGCGCCGCTTTGATACCAAGTGTCTGATCCCCTGGTGTAAGAATGTGATGACCGTGTTTGATTTCCATGTCGGTCATGATGTTCCAGAAAGTCGCGGCGGAGCCACGGAGATCTCGAATCTGAAACCGATCTGTGCGCGATGTAATTTGTCGATGGGCTCTACCTACACGATCCAGGAATGGATGGCGTTGTCAAAGCCCGTGCGACCTTGGTACTTGTGGTGTTGCGCATAATTTACTTCACTCAGGGTAAGGGATGTCAGCTGGCGCAGCACTTGTTTCGGCCGAATCGATTCTGGCTCTGACACCGATCGTCATTAAAAAAACACCCGTGGATGCGATCTTCGCCGTTTGGTCGCGCATTCTGAGTTCGGCTGTTCTTGGCTACTTGATTTCGTCGGATCGCGGCATTACGGTTGAAGAATTCAGCGGGTCCGTGGCACTCGGTATCACGAATCTGGTTCACATCGCTTCCAGTTACGAGTCCTTTCGGCATTTACCGGCGGGACAGGCCATGAGTCTGCTGTACACCTATCCGCTGTGGAATCTCGTGCTCATGAGTCTGTTCGGCGGAGAACGTATTCCGGTGCGCAACTATCTCTTCATGGGCCTCGCCACGATCGGCTCCTTTCTGTTGAATATGGATCCCGGAACTGCCGCACCGACGGCTCTTGTCAAAGAGGCAGATGCTGGATGGGGGGTCTTCATGGGTCTTTTGATGGCGCTCTCCGAATCCAGCATGGTGGTGATCCTCAAGATGCTCGGCTGGCGCGATCCCGCGAAGTCCGTCTTCGTGGTGAATTCCAGTTCCTCGGTCTTGTTGGCATTCTTTCTGATCGCCAAGGAGCTCATGGATAATTCGGCCGGAGCTACGACGTCCATCATCAAGACAGGCGCCACCTTGTGGGATGCGATCGGACTCACCGCCTTTCACTCCATCACCATGTTCAGCGGCTACTGGCTCCGATTCTACGCGGTTCCCCGTCTTTCTACGGTGACATACGCCATTCTCAGTTACGCCGGTCTGATCGCCAGTTATCTGTTCGGCATCGTGTTTCTGAAGGAGGTGCCTGGATGGATCTCGGTCGGTGGTGCGGCTCTCATTGTCTTGAGTGGCCTGGCGCTTCAATTCAACGGTTTTCAAAATGAAGAGTCTCAGAAATCCTGAGTGCCAGATCTAAACCGAGATTCTGTCAGAACCAACAGAGAGAGAGGATGTCCACGGCGCCAAACATCAAACGCCTCGTGGATCTTGTGGATCGCGGGCCCGAAGACGATCTGTTTTATCCTGCGTCGTCGAACAATACCGTTTTTCGGCGTGAGTGGGCACCGTATCATAACATCACACCCGAAATCGTGGAGATCGGGTTTCAGGGAAACGCGGCCTGGGGTGGTCGGATCACGGTGACGCTGACACGAAAGGATTCGGGTGATATGCTCCAATGGCTCTGTCTTCGGATTAAGCCGCGATCCTGGTTGGGTGGAGATCTTGATGCGAAAATCCAGAGTGGATTCTGGTCGTATGCGAACCCGGAGTCGACCTGGATGTGGGCTTCGTCACTCGGTTCGATCGCCATTCAGTTAGTGGAATTCGAAATAGGGGACACGCTGGTGGAGTCGTGGCCCGGAGAGTGGATGGATATTTGGTCGCGGGCCTGGATGGATGGCAGTCGCGCGGCGGTCTGGGATGCGGACATCTATGCTCAGAAACCGTTCACCACGCTTCGCGACATAGGACGACCCCCGTTCAACACCATTCAACCGACGGAGGATGGCTATGTGTATTGTTGGCTGCCTCTTTGTTTTTTGCGGCGGCCCCAGACAGCGTTTCCATTGATCGCGATGGGCGACCAGGAGGTGCGGGTTCACATTACGTTGCGGCCGTTTGCGGATGTCGTGCGTCGACGGGCGATTCCTCGGTCTTCTCCTTGTGAAGTGCCACTGGGGGAAACGATTGTGTTGCTGGATCGTTCCGGCATTACACCCGTGCCGTGGTCCTACAAGTTGCCGACGACCGTACCGGCCTTTGAGGATGCGACGGTGTTCGTGGGCGTGGCCCATATGGAGGACCCGCTGCGCTCCTCTTACATGCGTCTGCCGCTCGAAATCATGTATGAGCCGATCACGTACATGCGGTTCGATATCACGCCGGGCCTCATGGATCCATCGGGGGCCGCGGTCACCCTCAATTTTCCGTTAAA